TAAAGTTAATGAGTTATTATATCTAATAAAAATATAAACAATATTTTATATTGTTTAATATGTTTCGCATATTAAGAACTGTGTTATATAATATAAAAATTTACGATGATCCTAAACCGCTGGGACGATGGGCACATCATTGTGAGATATCTAATAATATTAAATCAACATTAGCAAATCACGACTGTTGTGGTGATGATTTGTGTGGAGACCCACTAAAAGTAAAACATATATTAGCTAAGGAACGTGTCAAACTTGTCAGTAATATTAACTAGGTGTCAGAGGACGGATTCTAAATTGTTCTTGATAAGCTGATACGGATAATTCATCTCCGTTTTCGTCGTTGTATTGAACACCTTCAACAGGATATGTTGGATTTTCTTTCTCTTCATCAATAATGGTAGTTGCTTGGTTTAAGTAATCGATGTAATTATCGTCGACTTCGAATTCATTGGCACGTTGATTATATTTTCTTAGTGCAATATACCCCACTCTAGATGTTCTTTGAAGTGAATTATTTTCAATGACATTCTTTTCATTAATAATATCGATGAGTGCTTGAATGGTGGTTGACGAATTTTCGATTATATCTATTAGTTCTTGATCGCTCATTGTTGAATAATCAACTGGAGGCTGGGGTGGTGGCATATCGTTCAATCCTGGTAATCTTACAACAAACCCTGCTTTTCCAGTTAGTTTCATTTTTTTTTGTTTACGTCGTCTGGTGAGCTTGCGACTCTGTTTTTTTCTAGAGATTTTATTTGGTTTTCGTCTAGATTTTTGCGTAGGTTTCCGTTTAGATTTTCGTTTACGATTTCCTGATGCCTTTTTCAATGTATTGAATCTTCGTTTGCTTTTGCGATAATCTTTGCCAATAAAACTGATGTTGCTTTCGTCTTTTTCAACCGGTGCGGCTTTTTGTGTAGCAATAAAATTATCTAATTCTCCAATATTGTCTTTGAAACGCGATTGATCTATCCTATTAGGAATTGTTGTTGCTTCGTAAAATTTGTGATTATTCTTCGGAAACCCCATTGGCATACCTCCATCACCGAATGGGGCTACTATTATAGAGACGTATTTGAACGTGAGAGTATCATCATCTTTACTATACGGGTCTGGAAAATACATTCCCTGATACACTTCTCTATAATCCTTTTTCCGTCTAGTTATGCCTTCAATATAATAGATTTTCCCTTCTTCTAAATTTTTATCTACTATTAATTTTTTGGGTATTTTCTCGAATTGGGATATAGTCATTTTTTTTGGATTCTTAAGATATTTCATTTCTTTTGGAGGTGACTCGTCAAACGGGTCAGGCGAGTATTCTTCAGCAGCCATTGTATATATATATAATATAATATATATAATATATATTTTTTCATCTACTTCGCGATCGGCTTCGTGATCGGCTTTTGGACTTCTTCTTTATAGTTGTGTTCTGCGGTAAAGTGCGCATTTTCTCTGGAATTGGCGATCTTAATCGGTCCATATTATAACTTGCAGGCATCTTATATGGGTCAAAATAATTTTTGGCAGGTTTCTCACTCTTATTACCTTTTGATTGTAATTGTGCATAGTTTACGACTCTGTCTTCACCATTATAAAATAAACGCACAATAGCCTTTTTAGTATTGTCGTTTTTCTCTATGATTTTTCCTAATCTTCCAATTTCATTATTTCTCCTATTTAATTGTACTACACTGCCTTTACGTGGTGTAGGCTGTGGCATATAAGATATTATTTCTTTAATTAGACGCGGATGAACGTTTGCACGCATTCCTTCAAGGAGTTTCTGTGTTTTATTCGGTTTAGAAGCGGATTTATTACCTTTTGTTTTTTTTGGCATATATAATAATATAATATTAAATTAGTATGCCTTCTAGAAATAAAGACAACGAATTTGTATTCAAAGATTTTCCTGACTTTCGTCCTAATCTTAGTCCAGAAGAGATGTTTAGAGCAGGGAGTTTCGGTGGCACGTATTGGCGACCCATTTCGTCTAGTGTCACTGGTAAAAAATACAAAAATCAGCACTTGAAATATCCTAAATCATGGTGGAAGGGAATTCCTGATGAACATTTAGTGACTGAATGGGATAAGTATGACAAAAGTATTAATACATATGGTGTTATGGTGGGAACAACATTGGAATTCTGGGAGTCAAAGGACTGGATTAGTCCAACACATCCGTATGGATGGGTTCAGTGGTATTGCGACTTCTTTCGTGGTGAACGCAGCGGCGACGACGAGCGCCAAGTGAAACGTTGGATGCAAACTGCAGGTCCTCAAAGCCGTTTTCGGAAACGACTTATAAATATGATTAAAGAAAAAAAGACAAAATATAATGATTTTTCAGTAAGTCCCAAAATTAGACAAACCCTTCAACATTGGGGATATCGTATTACAAGTAAAGACGCAAAATAATATAAAAAATGGACTAATTATAGTTAATACTTATTAAATATTAATCTATATAATATTGTTATGTTATTTTTACTCGAAATTAATGCTAGCCATACTATATTTTTTGGGCCTAACAATGTCTCCTTTTCTGGAATCACATTCTAATAAAATTTCAATGTTACTATTTGTCACTGGGTCTGAGCGAATTTCCGTCAAACCGTAGAATGCTCCCAAAAGAGCCCCGGTAATGGCAGCGTTGGTATCCGTATCGCCAACACGAACCTCTTTTTTTTTCCACTTTCCAGGTTGACAAATTTTAGCCGGAACCCCTTCTTCGGGTGAGAGTGAAATAATGGAATCAATCGCCGTTTTATAATTATCGAACTGAAATAGACCCCAAAATGCACAGTAGAAGGCATGGACAATATGGCCTCTGCAATGAGTTACATCGCGGAATTCTCCGTTACACGCTTGTTCAAATGCTAGCGAAAGCGAATCGTCCATATGGATATTCCGGACCACATCTTTGATTTCCTCTTTTGAATTACCATTTAGAGCCATTTTTATTGCAGTTAAATAGGCAAATACAGCATCTTGAACTAATTCTGATGGATTGGTGATTCCAACATCTGTGCGAATAATATCCAAATCCAAATCATTTGTAAAAGCAAGCGGATATGCACGCATTAGGGCGCCGTTTGATTGAGAATTTTCCTTGGTAATTTCATCTGGATAGTGTTTATTAAATCGATTATTATATAATTTATAGGTTGGTTTCGGTGCAATTAACAAATTTCGTGTATTTTTACCCATAAAGGGCATATTTCCTTTACAACCGTCATAATTATTATTGGCCCACAACATATAATTCACAACTGCCTTTTCTTTAGTATAACCACTATTTAAAGTATCCATTAGAACAAGAGCCATTTCGGCGTCGTCAGTAATTTGTCCAACGGAACTAATCTGTTTGCCGTATGCACGACTGTAACGGACAATCGGCGTATTTAAAACGCCTGTATAATGAGCATATGGATAAAATTCCACCGGAGCACCGAGAGCATCTCCCAGAGCGTGTCCTAGAATTGCACCGAATCGTTTGTCTTTTTCAACTGAATATTGAGCCATTGGTTTTCTGTATTACAAACGTAATTATTATAAGTGTAATTTCAATTTTTTTATGCATATTACGGGTAAACATACAATAAAAAAATTGAAATGAACACCATATTTCAATTAGGAGTCAAATCAATAAAAAAATGGCTAGTCTTAACTTTGAACAATGGAACGCATGGTCTACTGAGGTGCAGAATGAACACAGTAAGCTCAACAACACTGATTGTTGTGTATGCTATAGCTACTGTGTATTAAATAATAGTATCTGTAGTGAGTGCAAGAATTATGTATGTAAAGAATGTTCGGAGAAATTGGAATATAATGAATGTCCCATATGCAGAAAAACAGGTATTGTGTCACACCGTTCCATTGAACCCCCGCGTGAAAATATAAGAAACGATGCTATTAACTATGGTAATAATGAGCCTCCAACTATTACAGGTATAGCACAGATTGTTTCCCATCTATATAGAGATCACATCAATTTCGTAATGAATTATCCCAGAAATAATACAGAGAGAAATAACACTTACGAACCCCAAGACATTTTGTTTAACAATCATATGTTAAATCCAATTAACAATATTCCAAATTACAATATACATCAATTTATGAGTATTCACCCACCACCGACTATTCAAATGCCTCGTCAAATGTAATTGAAAATAACAATTAAATTTTAAATAATAAAAATCAAAAAAAAATAAAAATTTAAATATAAATATTTAACATAGCACATTAGCTGATATTTTTTTATTTAAATAATCATATAAAGATATATATATTTATTTATAATATGTATCGTCTTATTCCACTAAGAATGCTGCGACGAACTGCTGGTGTTGTTTTCGATGAAATGGTTCCTTCGGATATCCCAAAAATTGATGGAATAGACAAAGTAATACATGCAGCTAATAGCATTTCGCCTGGACCAGTGGAAGACTCAATTCCCCCATGTAAACGTCCATGGTATATGCATCCGGGTCAAGACGATAATCTTCTTGTCCTACAGGGAACACGTTATATTGATATTTATTGTCCTAATAGAAAAGAAAAGGCTTCTTTTATTGTAACACCTGACAAAATCTATAAAAATGATAAACTATATTACGATGGTTCGGCTATGGTTGTATGGCCGGCTGGTATCTTTCATCGTATTATTAGTGGTGACGAGGGAAGCATCAGTGTAAACTTTTCTACAAGAACAGATAAGTTTAACCTGGATGATAATTTTAATATATATTATCTCAACACAGACACGGGTGAGTATAATGTTATTAAAGATGGTTCTGATGATCAACCGGACATAACATATAAGTATCCTAATGATGAATTAAAAACTCTTTTTAAGAATGACAATTAAGAAAATATTTTATATTACTATATTATAATGTTAAGCAAAATCATTATTTGTACAATATTTATTGCTGTGTTAATAAATCTTATTCTTCCTATGCTTCTTAAACCACTCGCTACCGAAGATGAAGTAAAACCACCAAATGGAGCTGAAAACCTTCCATTTAAATCACAACTAATGCATATGTTCGTTCACCATGCCCAAGTTCCAGTTAGTAGTAGTATTATTGTTGCTGTTATAGTGGGTCTTTCTCTTGTTATTTGTAAAGGTATGTGTAAAAATACCCGTCTTTAATATTTAAAATCAATATATTATCATATCAATATATAGATGAACATTATTAATGAAAAAATAATTAATAAATTTAATTTTATTAAGACGAATTTTATATATATATTATTAATTATAACTTTTTTTATAGGTATAATGGTTATTTCATCAATATTAAATAAAGATGATAGAAAAAAAACTAATCCATTAAATGTAACTATTTTAGAGGAGTTTGCAGTCGATAAATGTAGTCCGGATAAGTCATTGGAAGAGATGGACGAATGGTGTAGTTCATTAAGAAATAGCACCTGTAAATTAAATGGATGTTGTAATTTATTAAGTGGTTCTAATATTGAAGAAAAATGTGTTGGGGGTTCAGACCAAGGACCTACATTTAGCCAAGATTTTGAATATTACACATACAAGAGTGAGTGCTATGATAAATATGGACAAAAAGTAGGAAAAGAATGTCCAAAATAATTATTATAAAAATTGATTTATAATAATTACTATATTATTATATATAAAATGATTATTCCTGTTAAGTGTTATACATGTGGTAAAGTTTTGGCTAATAAATATCGGTATTATGAGCAAGAAGTAAGACGCTTGAAAGATGCTACAAATGATGTAAATACAGTTACTTATTTAACTCCTGATAATACAGATAAAACTCACGAAGGTGAAGTATTAGATAAACTCAGGCTGGATAAAATATGCTGTCGTAGACATATGTTGACCCATGTTGATATTGAATAATTTATATATAATTTATTACAATAATATATATGAGTAAACATCACACGCGTAAAAACAAAAAACATATTAAGCGAAAAACAAATTATCGTAAAAAAAGTAACTATCGTAAAAAAAGTAACTATCGTAAAAAAAGTAACTATCGTAAAAAAAGTAACTATCGTAAAAAGACTAATAAGCGCATTTATAAAATGAAAGGGGGCAA